GCGCCTGTGCTGATGTTGTTAATATAATCATTACTTATATAACGTAATAATCTTGCTAATTTGTACAATCATTTATGCAAAAAAAAAGCACCCTAGAAAGAGTGCTCAATTTTACAATTAAAAAAAACAATTATGCGGTTGGGTCAACTTGTGAAGCTGATGCTGTAGGTGTAGCATTTAAGAAATAAGGTGCTTCTTCTTCCATCCCTTCAAATGTTAAAGTAAATCCTGATAAATCTCCTGCTGCTGCTCCTGTTACAACTGTTCCCCCTGTTACTTCCATCCCGTTTTCAAATCCACACAAGAAGCTATTTCCATAATAGTCAACAACTACTGCGTAAGGTCTCGCTTGTGCAAGTTCTTGTAGTTCTGCTTGTGTCTTTGCATCTAAGAATGTTAATGTAAGGTTTAAAGTTTGAGTATAAAAAGTAGTACCATTTTCTCTAGAACTAGTAACAGTAGTTTCAAGTGATGAATTACCTTTCACATCATATTGAAACCAAACAGGTGCTGGAGAACCATTTGTTATAGTTGCTACTTTAGTTGTAGAATCTACTGCTATACTAGCAATAGTTCCATAGTCAGCGAATAGTACAGTTTTTATGCCTCCAAATGCTGCTTTACAAGGTAATTTTCTACCTGTGTTTAATGTACAAGCCATAGTATTTATATTTTATTTAAAAAAAAAGGGTAAGTAGATAATCCACCTACCCTATTCTATTGGTTAATTAATTATTAAGCGTATTCAACAATGTCTGAAGCAATACCAAACTGTACTGCTGAGGTAAATCTCATTACCATTCTCACATTGTTTGAAGCATCTAAGTCAGCCATATCTAAAACTTTCACGACATTTGTATCGTTAAGTAATCCTGTTCCGAAATATAAGTTACTTCTTTGTGCTGCAAACATAGTATCAGCAGACATTCCTGGACAAACAAATAATTTAACACCATTTACAGTTAGTGAACCATTGTTCCACCATTGTGTACCCTGTGCATTTACACCATTTGCTCCTAATCCATTCGCTGCAAACCCTCCTAATGCCTGAACATAGAATTTAGCTGCTGCGCTTCCAACATATATAAATAAATCTTCTTTTCCATATAATGAAGAAGGAATTGCATCTACTACTTTAGATAATTCTGCAATAATATTTGTTGCGTTTAATCCACCTGCTACTTTTGCAACTTGTTGACCTGCTGGAATATCTCCTGCTGCTGCTGCTGCTGCTATTAGTTTTTCAAACCCATCAAATGAGTTGTTAGCTGCTGCTGCGGTATCTCCTTGCCATATACATAATTCTGTATTTTGTGCAACTTCTGCTGCTACGTGAGCAATCATAAAGTCAGAGAATTTTGGAGGTAAAGATTGTCCTAATCCATATCCCATTTGTTGTGCTTCCCAGTCATTAACAAAGTCATACTTACATAATTGTAGGTTTACTTGTAATTCTTTTGGCTGAATAATTCTTTCAGTCAATGTTACAGTTGATGTTGGTGTGAAATCACAACTAGCTGAGGCTACTATGCCAGATGTAGCTAGTTTTTTAATTACTTCTTTGAATGCGATATTCGCTTTTACAGTCAACCCACCATCATCTATAGTAGATGCACTTAGTAATGCTGCTGCAATGTATTCACCTGCGAACTCACCTGCATAAGATGAAGTGATGTTAACAGTAGTTGCTAAGTTTACATTTTTTAAATTACTCATTTTTTTTTATTTATTTAATTTATTTAATACTCTATCTAATGTCGTGTTAAACTTGCCTTTAGCAAATTCCACTTTGTTTGTTTTTTTGTTAATTGCCTCTGGATTATGTTTAATCGGCTTAACTGCTGCTTCAGAAAATTCTTCTTTAACAGTTCTTGATTTTAATGGCTTTGAATCAGTTGACATTTCTTCTTCCTTATCATCACCCATTTTACTTTCTTTGTCAGATTTTAAATCAGCGATAGCATCTTCTAGGTTTTGGATTTTAACTTCCATTTCTCTAAAAGAATCTTTAGTAACATAATTACCTTCATCTGCCATTTCTTTATCTTCTTCTTCGTATTCTTCCTCTTTTAAATCTTCTGTGATTTCTTTTCCGTCATCACCTTCTTTTTGAGGAACCTCATCTGATACTTCTCTAACATCTCCAATCATACCTTCTTCTTCTACGACTACTAATCTACCATCTTCTAGTAAATATTCGCCAACAGGCATTGCAACTTTTTCATCATCTGTTTTAATAAAGATTTCTTTACCTTTTTCAAATGATTCAGCACTAACTACTGTGCCATTTTCTAACTTCATTTCTTCAAGTTTAACCTCGACATTTAGAAGTGTTTTAATTTTGTTTAACATTTCAGTTGATTTCATAATTATATATATAACGATTAATTAAATTGATTTTGCATTTTCATTAAGTTCTTGTTATCACGCCAATGCCTTGTGCGTGTATAGAACCATCACAACACTCAATAGAGTATGTATTTTTATCCCAACAAAGACAGGCTCTTGAACTTCCTGTTGGACTTGTCCTGCTTGGTATAAACCTTTTATTGTTTGTGCTGCGTTTATTCATTTGTAAGTATGTCTTTTATTTTATCAAGTAATTCTTTATCTTTTGACATATCTTCTTTGACTGATTCTTTAGGTCGTTCCATTTTGTCTGCAAAGTAACCCTCAATAGAAAAACCCTTAACTTTACCTGTTTTAACATATTCTTTCCATATTTCATCATTATTTACTTTTACTGAACCCATCCAAGTTCCTAATGGAACATCCATTCCATATTTCCTAGATTTGTCGTGTACCTTATCTTCAACTAACCAACTTTCAACAAGTGTTAAACCATCTAATGATTCTTTGTGTTCTAGGGTTGAATTACTTTGATATCCGTTTTTAAGATACATTTGTGATGCTTTCATTACAGTATCTTTTGAAAAGAAAATATAATAATCGCCCTCATCTCCATTTCTGAAGATAGGTTTGTTTGGAATAAGTAATGCACCTAAAAGTAGTTTCTTGTCTTTGTCGACCTCTGCTAATTTCATTTCTTGTGATTTTAAAGCCACAAAATCTGATTCAATAGCAGGACTTTCTACAATAGAAATGGCATCTATGCCTGTTTCTTCTTGGTTTTCATCTAAAATTAGTTCTATTATTTTCATAATTATATAACGTATTAAAAAATTGATTTTGTATTTATCCTATCGTTGCACCTTCAACTGTGTTTCTTTCTAGTGCTTGTGCAGTTGTTACTTCACTAGCTACTACAAACGCTTGTACAGGTTGTTGTTCTTGTTGACCTATAACATCAGCTAATTGATTTGTAC